TGGCAGAAGCTGAAGGATCGTGCGACTTACGATTGCAAGGTCATTGCAATCTCCGGTAAATCTTTGACCATCGATTTCTGTGGTGTTGAAGTTTCGGTCGGTTCAGGTTTCACCCCTGCGGTTTACCACGCAATCTTCTCGAATCCTTCCGCAATGCTGGGTCGCACCATTGAAGTCGCTTGTCAGAGTATAACCCCTGACGGTTCGATGCGTCACCCCACCTTTGTTCGTCTCCGTCTGGACAAGTGATTTGACCCCTCTCGCTTGCCTTCTGAGACGCTTTTGACTGTTGCGTAGGGTTATGGGTATAATCCAAGACGAATGGTCGCAAGATGCCAACGAGATTCTTTCCGAGATTCCCAAGTCGGTGACGGTTCGTAGGGGTGCTGGTTCGGCAATTGCATTTGATGTGTTGGTTTCACCCCCGATGATTTCCCAAGATTTAGAAACAGGTGGTTTTATGAATTCAACTTCATACGATGTTAAATTCAGACGATCTGATACTGAAGCTCATTCCGGTGTTGTGATTTACGGAAACCTTGTTCGCTACAACGGATTAGATTTCCGCATTGTCGCAATCAATGACCGACCACCATCCGCTTGGGTTATTGTGAAGGTGCAAAGCAAAGGTGAACCAGCGTAGGAAATGGCATCTCAAGGGAAAATAAATGTCAAGACGATGGAAGTGGATGCAACGATGTTGCAGAAGCATCTGTATGCTTACCAGAAAGTCTTGGGTGGAACGATTGGTGACATTGCACGCAGACAAGCAGCCTTGTTCTGTCAGGATATGATTTCCTATTCTCGACCGTTCTCCGGAAGCAGGCCAGGGGATGGTCAGACAACACAAGCAAAGGAACACGGAATGATGAATGTAAAAAATTCAATCTATAAAATTTTCAGACCCATTGATAAGACGGGCCCAAATGCAATTGCAGATTTGAATGATTATGGAATCTTCAAAATGTGGATGCGTGAAAAGGGTCGCAAGGTTTCCAAGAAAAAATGGGAATCATTTCAGGGGAAATACGCTCGTGGAAATAGTTACAAGTTTTTAGGTTCTGGGGATTCAACTTCTGACTTTGAACAAATCCATTCTTCATTCCGAACCGATTCTGGTCACGGATCATTGAAATCGATTGCACGTCACGGAAACGGAAAGAAGAACGAACCCTTTGTGATTGTTCAAAATGGGAAACAGATTGACCGATACATCAAGCAAAAGCAAAAGGATGTTGGTATGTTAAAGTCTGCCTATTGGTTTGCGGCTGTCGGTATGGGTGAGAAAATCAAATGTCCAGCGTGGGCAAAACAACCGCAATCAAGTCGCAATGCAATTTCAATTCGTTCCGGTGAGAACACCGAGAAACCTGAATTCACCGTTGGAAACACAATCGGTGGTAAAGCAGGAAACGACAATTTTGTTCGTGTCGCAATCAATCACAGAGCTTATTCAATGCGTGTGAAGATGGCACAAGAATTGATGAAACATAAACAGAAACTTTGGCAAGCGTGTGCCGATGGTCGCATTTCAGCAATCGCCAAAGGATTTGGATTCTAAAACTTTATGCCAACACCTACTCTCTACGGAATAAGAACAATTACTGAGCAATCATTGCTCGCTTTGTTCAATAGTTATTCATCGTCACTCTCCGGTGTTCAGATTCACGCTGGTCAGACAGACGAAATCCGATCTGTTCCTGTCATCATTCTCCACGCAGAGTCTGCAAATGCTCATCGTGATTTGGGTGCTTATTGGTTGGGGAATTTTGAAATCACCGTTAAGATTTACATCTATTCATCGGCAGACGATAACACCCTTGCACAACATCGTGAGCGTGTGGAAATCGTTCAGGGTATTATGCAAGATGTTGCAGGTCTTAAATCAATATGGACGCAAGGTGAGCTTTATTCATCTTGGATGAATTCTGATGACGAAGGTGTAGCTGATAGACGATACGGAAATGTCTTATCTTACACTCTGGTTGCGGTGTATCCACCCCTTGCTTGACTCCTGCGTAGTTTCAAAGAAATCCTATGTCGACCCCCCCATACACTTACGGAGTCTCGCACAAGTTCGCTTTATACGACACCGCAAATTTCGTCACCTTACAAAGTGATGATATCGCAAAGCGTCCAGCATTAGATGTTGAAGTGATGGATGAAACCGGACGAGTCATCACAGATCGTCTGGACGACATTCGCACCGAGACTTCAATTTCTGGTGTGTTAAAGACAGGTGCAACCATTCCTCTTGCTGGTGAGCAGTTGACCTACAATTCGGTAAATTACATAATTAAGGACGTGACTGATTCGGGCCAAAATAACCAATTCCGAAAGGTCACTCTTAAATTGGTGAAGTATCAGGAAATCGCCTAAACCCGAAAGGGTTCACCCACCGATGGAAAACAGGTGGAACAAAGCCGCAACTATTCTTGCACCAACAGTTGAAATCTGTGGTCGCAAGTTGTTGCCGTTTTGTTTGCGTCATCGTGTAGCTTTAGAAGAAATTAATTCTCCACTTTTGAATCTGGAGAAAGCGATGACTGTGGATCAGTTGCTTGCAACCGTCAGGGTGTTATCGACTCACAAATTTGAGGACATTCGCAAACCGATTTCTTGGAGCGAAATGTTGCTTGCAAAGAAATTGTCCAGAAACAAAAAATTGTTCATCCAAGAGTGTTATCATTTGTCTCTTTATATGCAAGCACAGTCATTGTGGCCTCGCTTCTGGGTGAAAGACAATGACCAAAACAAATCATCATCTGTTGCGTGGACATTGGCAGTTGTGACATCATTGATGAGAAATGGTTGCACCTATGAACAAGCGTGGACGATGCCGGAGAGTGAAGCAATCTGGATGCACATCGCACACTCCCAAGCAAACGGATCATCGGTTGAAATAGTTTCAGACACCGAATGGCAAGCAATGGAAAAATACAAGCTTGAACAAGCTGAAAAACAAAACCAACAAACAACCAACTCAACAAAATAAATGTCAGATGACGTAAAAGTAAAATTTGGAGGAGACTTCTCCGAAATCGACAAAGACGCACAATCAGCGTCCAAACGAATTGGCACGGCTTTGGGTGCTTGGGTAAATGACTACGCTGGGAGCGTCACAAGTAAGTTGAAAAGTATGTTTTCACTTGAGAACATCATTGGAAAGTTTTTTGAGAATTTCACCGGAGCAATGGACAAAATGCTTGAGATTGATAATCTCTCAAAGAAACTTGGGGTCAGCAGAAAAGAACTTCAACAGTTTTCAAAACTTGGTGCAGAAGTTGGAATCGATATGGAGACGATGGGACGATCCATTGCGTTTGCCAATAAGACGCTTGGAAACTTGGAGAAAAATCAAGGTGCAAGAAAAACCCTTATGGAGTTTGGTTATACAACCGAACAAATCAATTCACGAAACATTCAGGCAATCGATTTGATTTATAAATTGGCAGAAAGTTATGAGAAGAACAAAAAGGCATTGGGTGATGTTGTAGCCACAAACGAATTGGCAAGGCAATCAACGGAATTCTTTGGTCGTGCAGGACAAGACTTAAACCCAATTATCAAGATGGGAAATGAAGCGTTAAAAGAACGAATCAGATTGATGAAAACTTATTCCGATGAAGCAGTCATTGGTGGTGCGGTGACAAAGCGAATGGTTGAAATTGGAGAGAAAAAATTCAAATACTATTTCGGCGGCAGAACTGCTGAATGGTACGGTCAGCAATCTTCAATGGATTATGTTCAAGGTCTTGAAAAAGAAACAAAAGAAGAATACAAAAATCAGCATGGAAAAGAAATTTCCCAGCGAGAATTGATTGCACGAATGGCAATGAAAGCAAAAGCGGGCGAGTATCAACTGACACCAGAGGAATTGGGTTTGATTTATAATATGATTGCACAAAGCCCAACCAAACAAAAACTTGAAGGAAAAGACATTGGTGAAGCGTTTAAAAATTACGGAAAGGGAACGCACGAATATGCAATGCAGGAAGCGTTTCAAAATATGGCAGAAAAACAAAAAGATGAGCAAAAGAAAAACGATGTTTCTACGATTGGACAAACTTCCGTGATGGCGGCCTCGTCACTCCAGCAAATTGGTGGTGGCGATGTCTCCAGCGTTATGGGTGTTTATAGTGTTGCAGATAACATTCGCATCACCGCAGAAAACACAACCAAGATGGCCGAAAAGGATCAGTCACTCCCAACCGCAAAAACTATCACCAGCGTTGCAAAATAATTTATGCCAAGCGATTCAATTATCAAATACGGAAACAACCTAACAAGTCTCACAGGTGTTCCACAACCAAATTCAACACTTGTGTTTGATGCTTGTGGATTGGTTCAAGCACAAGTCACATTTGCAATCGACACTTCACTTTTATCGCAAGCAACAGAAATTTATGAATCTGGTGTTCAGTATCCATTTTCTTGCGGTGTTGCAATGTCCTCATACAAATACCACATCTCTTTGACCAAAGGTGATGTCTCAATGCTTACTGTTGATTATATGGGAATTCAAAATGGTCAAAACACGAAAGCACAAATTGTCGGGGTATCAACAACCACGGCACAACCCATCGAGACGCATCCAAAATTCCCAGACTTTGCCGGATACCCAGACCTACAATCATCTTGGGTGAACAATGCGACATTCACAAAGAAAGTGAACATTGAAACAAATGAAACTCAATTCTCATTCAATGGTTTTGGTGTCGCTAAAAGCACCGATGGATTTGCTGGTGGTGTGAACATCAAGGCAGGAATTCGTCAGTATTTGAGACCAATGCAAAACATTCGTGGAACGATTATTTTTGATGGTGTTGGTGAAGCTGGAAATATGTCAGCAGGAATTGGCAAAACACTTTCTGATGAAAACCTTTTCCTATTGATTCCAAACACAGAAATCACCGGAGCTTTGGCAGGTGAGTATTGCTTGCTTACTTCTGCTAATGTTGAAACAATTGGTGTTCCTGATAACCCTGTTGCAACAAAGGTTGTCTATGACATTATGATTTCTGGTAATGATCCGTGGGACGCTGACCTTTACGAGACAGGATTCTAACAATGGATGACATTGGATTCATTGGTTCTGGTTCTCGTTTCAACCCTCGATTTGGTTCTGGGGAAGAAATGACTGCAAAGCAATTGAACGATGTTGCAGTTGGAACACAGACAGGTTTGCCGATGCAGTATGTGGGGGACGGCCCATCAATCTCGTTCACATCAGGTGGAACAATTATCACATCACTTCAAACTGACTCAAGCA